ATATATTACTATAAAGACAGACAAAAAGGCACAGTCAGGGGATGCGGGCTAGTCGTTAGCGTGGAAGGTGGGAGCGCGGCGAACGGACAGATTGTGTTCTTGTTCGTAGTCGTGCATTGTCTTCGAGCTTGGAGGACATACATCGGGGCCTAGGATGAAGTGAGCGTAGTTCCATTTTGGTGCGTAGCCAAGTGGGCCTTGGTAGGCGGTAAACAGAGAACGAATCGCTTCAAAAGAAGGGAAGGTGGGGTTATCAACGTCGATTGACAAGTCAACTTGATCAGTGATTGAAAGTTGCCGTTGCAGGGCGAGCCATGCGCGAGGGTCAGGACGGTGGTAGGGAAGGAACGTGTAGAAGATATCCTTTGCGAAATTGTAGTAGGTGCGGTCGATCGCGGCAGATGCGTATGCGAGGCCAATTGCGCGGGAGGACATGGTATGGTATTTCATGCCATGCTCAGGGTAGGTGAGCTGGGCAACGAGTTTTCCAATATCACGTTTGGGGAGTCCATTGTTGCACTTGTAACCGAGGGTTTCGATTCGGGTGCGTAGTCTAGTGATGACGGATTTGGTGTGGGAGAGCACCATATGATAGCGGGTGAGAGCGTAGCTTTCAAGGAAGCGGACAAAATCATGTAGCCGGGGGAGGGGCCACAGCGTGAATCCAGAGTTGTCGTCGCCGAGGACGAAAAGTCTGAGTTGGCGGATTTCATCGTCAGTGAAGCCAAATTCTATCATGGCATCAATTAGAATGAAGAGGTTACCAAAGGAGTCGAGGTACTGAGTGTTGTAGAGACCGGAGGGTACACCACAAAATAGGCGCCAGTAGGCGTAGCCATCGACGTTCAGGAAGCACATGTTATTGTACCAGAGATGAAGGAAGTGAAGGAGGTTATCCATCTTCTTGTACATGGAGTGTTCAGTGAGGTCGGGGTAGTTGGGGTACTCGTAGGTGGGGGCGTAACCATGATTGATTACGATCAGACGTCGGAGGAAATGAGTGTAGAAAAGGTCGGTGATGACGCGGGGTAGGCGTTGGTCATATCCGGACCAGTCAATGGTAAAGAAAGTTTCGAAGTCGCGTGCGAGTTGGTCAAGGTAGCAGTTCGAGCCACGGATGGTTTCGAGACCGTACATGATGCAGCATTGCGGCTTGCGAGCTTGGACGAGGAGAGGGAACGTGAGCATGAGTTCACAGATGATGAAGAGGTCATCGACTGCGTAGACAGGTCGTACTTTGAGGGTTCCATCTCGTTGGGAGATGTGTACACGGGTGAAAAGGATTGTAGGGTAGTCGAGGAAGAAGTCATCGTATTTCGAGACGAGTTCGAGGATCTGGTCTTCAGTGAGGGAGGGGTCTTCGGGAGCGAAGGCGAGGTTGAAGGGCATTCCTGTTTCTTTTATCTTGTGGATGAGCGTGCGGGCGTTTTCATACGTTGCGTTGTAGAAGTAGCCTTTGGAGGTGGGACGATCAACATATTCATCGGGACGGGAGTACTTTGCATGAGCTCGTTGTTTGTAGGAGAAGCGGTTGTGGTAGCCTGTTCCTGTGACGAGTGGTGTTTTGCAGAACTGGGTGTCAACGAAGTGAAGTGGAAGATAGGGTGTGCAATCTAGGTAGTGAAAGAGGTGTCGAAAAACATGTTCGCGGCGGTCATCAGTGATGGGGGCGGAGGGTTTCTGTTCCTTGTTAAAGTCACGGAATGTGCCATCAGTGGTTCCAGCGGGGCGGCAGTACTTGGAGAGGTACGGCATGTATTCGGGATACTTTCGGATGACGAGGGCAGAGATCAGAGGATCTGGGTCTGGGCCGAAGTCTATGTCACCGGGAAGGTAGGATTCAGCGGCATCGGTTTCGTAGTCGGGTGCTAGGGGTCGGGATGTCTCAGGGTTGGCGTGGATAATGTGACCACGGTGGTATTCATAGGGAACGAGTTTGATTCCAGGGTTGGGAAGTCTGTTTTTGGGAATTTCAGCGTCGGGATCGCGGGGGCGGCGGAGTTCGAAGGGTTGGTACGAATTGTCGTCGTTGATTTGGAGTGCGGAGACGATTTGTTGATATTCTGATTCATAAACAGCGAATCTTTCGCGTTCGTTAGGGTTGAGATACTTTTGAGAGTGCGTGCGACGGTAGTCAGAGTCTTGGATGGCTTCGAGTGTTTCATCTGGGGAGGAACCAGTTGATTGGAAGATTTGCCATTCGGATTTGACGCGGGCGAAGCGTTCGGCTAAGTAGTTACGGACGGAGTTGAATGCGGACATATTGAGATTTGTAGACGAATGTGAATTCTGAATTTCTAGGAGCAAATAGTAGCGGGGGG